GCGAAAACACCTATGGTTGAAAAGAAAACACGAAAAGTATATTTATAAACCAAAACCAAGACCCATCGCGAAAACACCTATGGTTGAAAAGAAAACACGAAAAGTATATAAACCAAAACCAAGAACAAGACAATCTTAAAGTACTTGTTCAAAAATATAAATTTAAGACATTTGGTAAATAACTAAACTAGGCGCGTTATATTAATCACACATTATTATATCATATATTAATGTGTGACAAGAATTTGTGTGTTGTATTTTTATGTAACAAACCATATTTTAATAAATTTATGTATACGTGTCAACAATTAATTGCCCACGGAAAATATAAAGGAAATATTTGTTTAGTCATTGGAGACGATTTGTATAATAGCCCTTTGTTGAATTGTGAATTTATTCAACAAAATAATATCATCATAAAATATTTTCCAAATATTCCGTTTTCACAAGAGTTTACAACTATACAAAAAACGATGAAACGCCCACCTCATTGGTTTATGAAGCAGTTTCAATTTCATAAACTACATTTATTTAACACATTTTTCAAACAATGGGATTATATTTTTTATTTGGATTGTGGGATAACTATTTTTTCAGATATAACTCCTATGATAGATGAATGTAAAGAAAATACATTGTTGGCTCACTCAGATGCTTTCCCGACGTATCAATGGAAATTACATAATCAATTTGATAAAAACAATATAAACTATTTTACGAAACTATCCAACACATACGATTTAAATATAGATTATTTCCAAACCACCATAATGTTATATGATACAAGTATAATAAAAAAAAATACATACGACGATTTATTGAAATTATTAATAGAATATCCCATTAGTATAACAAATGACCAAGGGATAATCGCATTATATTTCACCAATATAGACCCATTGTTCGAGCAAATAAAAACACACAATAAACAAGTATATTTTTATGATTATTTATCAAGAAATAAACAAAATAAGTATATTATGTTGAAATTAAAATAACTTAACACGTAGATTGCTCAAAATCTTTTTCAGCGACAGAACAAGACGTCAAATGAACTTCTTCTTTTTTTACGCGTTTGGTTGGTTGTCTCAACATATAGTCACCGCTTTCCCTTTCTTTTAAGATAATCGCCCACGTATCTTGAATATCATTCAACGTTAAGTCAAACCACGCTTTGCATCTAGGTACAAATACACACGAATATACTTCCAATTTCCAATATACATTTTTAAGCCATCCTTCTTTAGGTTCTTCATCCAACCATTTTTTTGGGTCACTACAACTTAGGTTCATATATTCATATACGTAAGCTTCATTTTCTATGTAGACTTTGATAATACCTTTTTGTTTTTCGTCCAACGATAATTTAAACGAGCCGTCTTTCAAATAGTCTTCATACGACCCGTATTCTGTAAATTTTGTTTCTACAAAATCACAATCGTCTAAGTCACATACTTCCATTTGTATTTGCATTTGAACATAATAATCGTGTTTGGGAATACCGTTGATTTCACGACTTACGACGTTTTTGATTTCTATCATTCTTCCATAATTATTGTTTCCGGTGACAATACCATCTGGTGAGGCCGCCAAGAATTTATGTTTAGGATGTTCGATACATCCAAATTCACTTATAGTTGTATCGTTCCACATTTCATATAATTTTACACTAAGTGGTTCATATTTGTGCCCCCAAGTCATAGGTGTTTCGCTTAACGAAGGACCATATTTTTTTACTTCCATTGGTTTACATTTTTCATAAATGATTTGATTACGCACTTTTTCTTTTTCTGAATAAGCTTTCCAAGCATTGCTTGCCGTAATATGATTCGCCCGAAAATCATACCACTCAGGCGTCCTTTGTTCCGGTTGACTCAGTTCTTGTAAATGTTGTATATGTTCTTTTATATCGCAACGACACGCGATTTGTTCTTCGATGGTTTTCATAAATGTCATATAACTACGTTTTAACTTTAACTCTTTTAAAGAGTCGTCCAAATTATTTTGTATCCAATCGTCTATAGTTTTTTCGTCCATAAAATCGGATACAAAATCTTTTAAATGTGTAATTATGTTGTTTTCTAAATGGTCGGTCACCATATGATGAGGGTAGTCCAAGAATACGTTCCATATTTCGTCGTTGAACATTGTATGTATATATTAATGAATTGTTTTTAATCAATTTTAGGAATTGTTTTTTTTACTTTTAACGTAGACGGTTTATCTGTTAATAAAGAAAATACACGACTTGTTTTGTTAAACGTTAGACCAGGAATAGATTCAATATGTCCGCTATCTTGGTTGTAGACTAATTCATTGTTTTTACTAAGTTTTTTTCGTTCAATCATTTTTGTAAGAAGATTAGTTGTTTTGTTTACTTCATCTTGCGTTAAATTATAACTTTCACGAATGTCTTTAATATATTTTTTAATCTTAACAATCTTGGCTGTTTTGGTCAATTTCGACCATATTCCTTTACGATTTTTGTCCATATCATCGTTTAGAAAATTCGCAAGAGATTCTTCGGTGGTTACCACATTCGTTGTATGTAATGTAGAGCCAGTATGAATTAATGTCCTATAATTTAAAGCATTGTATTCTTTACAATCGCTTTTCAACTCATTCATAGTATAATATATTTAATATGTTTAATTCATAATATGAAACATATTATTTTTAATACGCATTTAAAAAAAAATATATATGACATAAATTACGATTTATCTTTTCAAAAACTATGTATTCATAATATGTATTATGATATATGTAATGAGCCACATATAGAAAGTGAATTAAAGAAAAAAATTAGTTCTTACAAACAACAAGATAAGAAGAAAAATAAATATGACCAAGTATCCCATATTACATACAAAGAACTCATTCAAAAATTATATGATTGTGATTTAAAATGTTATTATTGTAAACATGATTTGTATATTTTGTATAAACATAAAAAATCTATGACCCAATGGTCTCTAGAAAGACTCAACAATAATATCGGACATTATTCCAATAATACGTGTATTTCTTGTTTGCGCTGTAATTTACAAAGAAGAAACGATAATCACGAATATTTTAAATTTTCAAAACAATTGAATATAATTCGTATGGATGATAAATCAATATAAACATATAAAGAATAAATTATCAATGAATGACGAAATTTTAGACCAAAATAATTTGTTATTAGTGAAGTTAATGTTATTTTACAAAGAAGGTTCTAATCTTAAAAAAATGCTGGTCATCATCAATGGCGAATCTAGAACATCTCTTCGTATTATTGATTGGTTTACCACAAATTATGCCAAAAAATATTTTACAAAATACAAAAACAAAAAATCTACGCGTTTTATTGTGTACGAAGATTATAAATTAAATTTAAAGGCGTTTAAAAAACAACGTTTCGACCCTTTTTGTAGATGGGAACGTATACAGGTACCATATGGGGATGGATATTCAATCGAAACCACGATTGGTCAATTGAACTTTTTTAAATGGGCGATCGAAAATGATATTATTCAATATATAGAAGACAATTATGATATTATTGAAGAAGATATGAATAATAATAATAGCCTTTCAAGAAGTAAAAAAAATCTAAATATTACTCGAAAAAAACGACAAGAATTATCTGTATCTGCTAGTAAATGTTTAAAAAAAGAAATGGTAGAAATTACAGTAAATTTCAATTAAAATTTTAATGTATATAGTTATATGGGAAACATTTATTCGTCATTTCCTATGGTACATTTTGAAGATATTTTTAAACACGATGTTATTATAAATACTTTACCTGAACACGAACAATTTTGTCTCATTGATAAAACTTTGAATATCAATGAGGAAATAAACACAATGAACCAATATTTGAAAACCAATAAAAAAATATGGGTTGTTGTCTACGGAAAAAATTATAGAGACAAAACGATCATTAAAAAGTTCAATCAATTAAAAAAACTAGGATTTACAAATGTGTCTATTTATTTTGGTGGAATGTTTGAATGGTTGATGTTACAAGAAATATATGGTTCAGATAATTTTAAAACCCAAGGCAATACTTTAGATATATTACAATTTAAATAATAGTTTATAAAGATTATTATGGATGAATTTAAACAAATTAAATTATCAAAAACGGAATGGGTAAGCATTGAAAAAAAATTAGACCAAAAAGAATTACATATTGTGGAGTTAATCAAGAAAGGTTATAATGACTTGAATATACAAGAACATATTCATATTACTTTATTTGATTGTATCAAAATCGAAAATAAAAATCCACATTATTACATATATATACACATTTTGAAACCAATGCTTAAAAAATTACAATTAGAATGTCCGAATGTAAAGCAACCTAAGTATAAATTAAACAGCGCAGACAAAATACGTATTGAAAATATAAAAAATATAGAATCCACCATTGAATATGTTATATTGGACAATTATAAAAAATGGAAGAAAAAAGATAAAATTATTTATTATTATAACATAATTTATTTATTTGAAACGTATCCGCAAATTAATCCTTATTTTCGTGAATCTCTTTCAAATATATCATCGTCATTATGTCCTGAAGATATTTTAAAACATTGTTCAAAAGTAATAGAAAACAATCCTATTTTTGATTATATTCCTTTACAATTACACCCACACCAAAAAGACATATATTCTATATTACAAAAAAAAGAAAGAAATATTATATTTTATACATCCCCCACTAGTTCTGGTAAAACATTAACTCCTATTGGCTTATGTCAAGGGTTCAAAGTTATTTTTGTATGCGCATCGAGACATATTGGTATAAATTTAGCAAAAAGTGCTATCAATGTAGGAATAAAAACGGGGTTTGCGTTTGGTTGTAAAAATACGGAAGACATACGATTACATTATTTTTCAATCAATAGTTATTCGAATAAAAAACCAATCCATAGCGATGGTACAAAATTGGAATTATTGATTACAGATATTCATTCTTATGAACACGCTATGAACTATATGTTATCTTTCTTTGACAAAGAAAACATTATTTTATTTTGGGATGAACCCACCATATCGATGGATTATGATGACCATCCTTTACACGAACTTCTTTCTAACATTTGGAAAATAAATAAAATACCAAGACTTATATTATCGTCTGCTACGTTGCCCAATCATTTAGAACCAATGATTGATACGTTTAAAACAAAATTTGAAGGTTCGCAATTTCATAAAATAGAGTCAAATGATTATACTAGTAATATTGTGTTGATGGACCATTCCAATAATATAATTATGCCACATAGTTATTTTGATACAATAGAACAAGTAACCCAGTTTGTTGAAACAAAGGGCAATCATTATTTGAAATTTTTGAGTGTATGCGAGTGTGCAAATTATATTTTAAAGACTTCCTATTTAGACGACTTCAATAAAATACCTATGAAAAATATAAACGCATATACCATCAAGCAATATTATTATAAAGTCATACAAAAACAACTCATTCACGACCATTGTAAAACGTCTTATGATAATTCAGTTATGTTTACGACGAAATCAGCATGTTCCATTCAATATGGTCCTGCGTTATGGTTAGTGAAAGATGTAGAACATTACACGGATGAACTGATGAAACAATTAAATATTAATTCTAATGTATTAGACGGCCTTGAGAAAAAAATAAATTTCAACTTTAATTTAAATAAAACCATTGCACAACATAAAAAAGATTATCAAGATAAAATTGCGAAAGATGAAAACAATGAAAATAAAATGAAAAATATGCGTTTCGATGAAGATATATTAAAATTAGACCGTTTAATAAAGCAATTAGAACAAAATTATAAAAATATACAATTGGATCCTTTGTATATTCCAAATTCATACGATCATTTTATGCGGTGGAGTAAGTCTGGTAATTACAATACATCCAATGCGTTTAAAGGAAATATAGACGAAAATTACGTCAATCGTATTATGAATACAAACACATCATTCAAATACAAAGTGCTTTTATTATTAGGCATAGGTGTTTTGCATAAAAATGATATCATTTTCAATGATATTATGAAAGAATTAGCCGATTCAAAACAATTGATGCTTATATTAGCAACAAGTGATTATATATACGGTACCAATTATCAGTTTTCTCACGGATATTTATCAGAAGACATAGAGAATATAACCCAAGAAAAGATTATTCAGGCAATTGGTCGTGTAGGAAGAAAGGAAAAAAATAAAACATTTACTTTTAGGTTTAGAGACAATAAATATACAAGTTTGTTTTTTGAAACGATAGTTTCAAAAGAAGGAAATAAAATGAATGAACTTTTTATATTATAGTATATATATATGAGTTGCGACATGTGTAAGTTAAACAATAATAAGAAATGGTTATATACACTATATACTACATTAGTGTTTATTTTAATATCGAACCCTATGACCTATAAACTAGTGAATTCTATTTTAGGGAATGTCTCTGACAAAAATGGTTGCCCCACTACATTTGGCTTGGTCGTACACACCCTTGTGTTTACTCTTATTATAAGATTACTTATGTAGACTTAGGCTTAGTCTTAGACCGTGACTTTGACCGAGACTTTGACCGAGACTTTGACCGAGACTTGGACTTGCTTACACTTTTAACTTTTCGTGTTTTAGGACTACGAGCAAAACTTCTCTTAGATAACATTTTTTTCTTTTTCTCAGGTCTACCTCTTTCCAAAATATCTATTTCTATACATTTTTTTATTAATTCATTATATTTTTCTATTATTTCATTTCTTCTTAAAGTTATACGTCTACCTTTTTTAGGTTTTATAACAAAAATTCCCATTGAATTTATTTTTAAACTTAATTGTTTTATAAAATTGCCAACCATAGTTTCTATGAATTTTTTGTTATTCATTTCCTCATAATTATATTTTCTTATATTTTCTTTATTTTCCCACAATGAGTAAATAATTTCAGCCATGGTATTTTCTAATTCATCATTATTCATATTTTGTTCATCATATATATAGTTTAAATAACGTATTCTAGCTATATGATTAAAAAATTTATGCGAATCATCTTTGTCTGCTAAAACAATACGGTCATTCATCGCTCTCATATTATGATTAATTAGATCTTTGTATTTTTGTATATTATATTTTTTATTATTAATATCAAAAATATCTACTTTTTTTTTAAAATAAGAGTTCGTTGAATCCCATGTTTCATCTGTTTCATTTTGAATATCTGTTATTAAAACATATTCAACCAAATGGTCAGGATGTTCCATATGTTTTACTTTACATTCTATTTGAATTTTTGTCATATTATTTTCTCGGATTACATAAAAATATATCTTATTATGTATATTTTTTACTAATTTAGACCCATCGATTGAGAGAATATGTTTATCTTTTTCATTAAACCTATATTCTTGTAGTTCATTATAAAAATCATCTTTTATTTCACTACTAAATAATTTAAAAAAATGTACTAATATCCATACACAATAATCTTTTATACAATCATTCATATTTATACCTTGTTCATCTTCAAAAACAGATTTATAAAAATCATTTAAATATTTAATATCTTCTCTACCATTGATTGAAAAAATCTTTGGAATATCTAAATAAATATCAATATCACCTGTTAAATCCATATATTTATTTTTATCTGGGTATTTTTTTGTATATAAATAATAAACGCATCCACCTATAAAATGATAAGGCAAATCATAACACTTTGCGATTATTTCAGTTGGCGTATATATCTGCTCTTCGTCTTCGGTAGTTTGACTTAAAATACAAGGGCCTTTATATTCATAACTATCCCAAGGCATTTCCAATACCAAATCTGTTATATCTCCTATATGTTGTTTAAGAAAACTCGAAAATATTTTTCTGTCTTTTTTGGTTGTATACTTAAATTTCTCTATATTCATATATATAACTATATAATTTAAATCATATGTCTGACAATGTATGTAGTAAGAAAATATAAAATACCGCCCCACAATGTATCTATTATAGCTGACGTATAAGTCCATCCTTTAAATATAGCCATATTTGTAAATTCAAATATACCATATGTGGTTGAACCAAGTAAAAACGCATATAATAAACTAGAATTTTGTAAAAATATGAAATAATATATTTTGAATATAATAATAAAATATACTACGGCGGTTGCAAATATATTTAATTTCAAAGGCGACCCTTGAATTTTTTGTATCATAGAATTAAAGTAATATTTCATAAAAGATAAAAAAATAAAATCCAATAAAAGGGATACACTCGCAATTTTAACGAGCAACATTATATATTAAGTTTTATTAAATAAAACACACGACGCTCCCAAAATACCATTAAAATTACAACTACCTGCGTTCGTATAAGCACCCATATTTTCCAAAAATATATGGTCTCCCATATTGTAATCTTTTGGAAAACTACATATACCCATATGGTCGTATGAATCGCACGTTGGACCAAAAATACGTGTATCTTCATATTCCATTACTTTCTCCAATGAATCTTTTTCGTGGTCATAATAATAAGCTAGTTTTGGAAATTCCCAATGGTCTCGGTGATATACGTTTAATTCATGATAAATGCCATTATCTAAAAATATACCACGACGTGTTTTGGCAATAATTTCTGTTAATAAATGATACGATGGTTCTGCGTAATATCTTCCAGTTTCAGCAATGATTTCATAATGTATATATTTTGTCCAACCCAATACTTCTTCTAAATTTGTATTATACAATAACCCGCCACCGATGTCCAATATTGGTTGTTCAGGATATACACAACTCAAGGACAAATATTCTAAAATTTGTTTTACATATTTATACGCATCTATATAAGACTGCTTACAATTAGACTTTGACTCTATATGAACAGATACTCCTCGGATGTTTATATTATGTTGTTTAGCATAATGAATCAATTCATATGCTTCGGGTGAAGTACACCCGAATTTTGTATCCAGTGAAGAATTTATATTATGGTTACAACTATTCATTTTTATAAGTACATTTACATTTCGTCCTATGAATTGTTCTAGTTCTTCCATCGTATCTACTACTTTAAAACAATTTTGATTAAATAATTTAAATAAATGCTTTTTTTCATACAAAATCATATGTGGGTTTGTATATATTATATTGTGTGTATATTTTTGTGCTAATAGAAATTCTTGTAACGACGCAACACATAACCCGATATTATTATATTTCATTCGAGTAGTTAATGTTTTTAATAAATCATACGACGGGTTACATTTCATAGCATAATATGGTCTTATCCAAGGTAATTGTTTATTCCATTGTTCTATTTGTCTCAAAACATTTTTTTCATCATATATCCAGTTGCTAGTTATATTTGTTCTAAAAAAGTTTTCAATACCTTTATGGGTCATAAATGTTTTCATATAATAATATAAAGATAAGATAAATATTATTATATTATGGAAAACGTCCAATACAAAGATACTGTCCCATTTATCCCACCAATTCATTCTGGTAAAGTAATCAAAGTGTACGACGGAGACACTATTACGGTCGCGACCAAACTTCATTATGATGAATCAACATTATACCGTTTTTCTGTTCGTTTAAAGGGGATTGACACACCTGAATTAAGAACAAAAGACCCTCTAGAAAAAGAAAACGCCATTTTGTCTAGGGATTTTGTGAGTAATTTAATTATGGATAAAATGGTAGAATTGAAAGACGTTGAAATCGAAAAATATGGACGAATTTTAGCCAACGTGTATTACGACAATAAAAATATTTCGGATATGTTACTTGAAGCAAATTTAGCTGTTAAATATAACGGAGGTACAAAATAACTTAATAATGATAATGTCTAAAATTTGAGACGATTTTTATGATAGTTTTTATTTTTGAATCTCGTGTAATATATTTACGTGTATCTTGAATCGAACCAATCTTTGGAAAACACGATGAATGAAGAATATTTGTTTGGTAGTTTGGTTCATATGATTTACATGATTTTTTACGCTGTACTATTCCACTGTTTGTTTTTTGAAAAGAGGCTTTATTTCCGTCGAAAAATTGACCAATCAAAGCATACCTCCACGTATTATTTAATAATAATTGTGTTTTATGAATACTATTTTGAGAGAATAGTAGTATATCTCCTTTGGAATAAGAACTCACTTCGTGATTATCTTGAAATTGTTGAATACAATATTTGCTATATTGCTTATCTTGTTTTAAACATATAGGGTCTATTTTATTATTCCCAATCATAATAATTGAACCACCTGTGTCTGGATAAATATCTGTCAATGGTATCCAAACACTTATACCATATTGATCTATTATATCAAAACTAGTAGAATCACTATGATATTTACCTACAATATTGTGTTCATTGACACCACCTTTAATACCAACCACATAATCCGTCAACAAACGAATATGGTTTGTCCCCATACAAGCTTCTAACATAGACAGAATCGTTGATTTTGTCCAAACATAGTAAAATACATCATCGTTGACCCATAAACCACCCAATGTTGAAAATTGTCCCATACTATGTGAAACGACATATTCTATAAAAGAAGTAGCTATTGTATTCTGCCTTGGAAATCTTTGGTAAAGTTCATCTACAACTTTTAATGGCAATGCTTTGCGAATAATAACATAACCATTTTCTTGAAAAGAAGAAGATATGGTTTCTAATTCATCGTTTGTTTTATATCCCCAATATACGCCCTCCATCCATCGTGGCGCCTTAGATGAATACTCGTAATACGACATACACCATAACAAATACAATAGTGTTTTCATCATTTTTATAGTATTTAAAACACAAGAAACCTATCAATTTTTAAAATTGAAAATAAACTAGATACAAATAAAACATAAACAAACAAAGATTAATTATGACACAACAAACATTGGATTACGTATGGGTAAATGAAGAATGTGAGATTTGTATGAATCGTATTACGACTACTATATTCTTTAATGACCTAAAAGATGTTCCTCCATATACTTATGATAATGTATATATCAAGCCAAAAGAAATATTTAAAAATCCGTTTTTGTCTAATGTAGACATTATTGTATTTTGTGATATGTATAATATAAATAGTTATAGTCACCCATGTCAACTAGTGATTATTGAAGAAAATCAACGAGCACGATTTGAAGACTATATGGATCAATATAACGAACCCGTTTTTAAAATCACCGAAAAATATAAAGTAAACAAACAAGTATTTAGGGAACATAAACAATTGTGTGCTTATATAGGGATTGACATATTTTGTAAACCGTGTGAATATTCTATTTATAGTGAAAAGAAAAATATATACAATTATGTGTGGATGAGTCGTCATATTTTAAACCAATTGTCGGAATACGGTGTGGAATGGTTTGACATAAAATTGGTCCCAAATGTGGAAGAAGATATTATTGATAATGTAAAATCTATGGAGGTTACTTCTATAGATGAAATGATGAATGATTTACAAATGTTTTAATATAAATATACTATACATTGTATATTATAATGGATAGTCAAATGATAAATCATATGATGAATTCAAATATGATAAGTATGATGACGATGAAAGAAAATATTTCTATTTATCATATTCTTACTACATTACTAGTTATGAATATCACCCCTTATTTACCTGTCATTAAAAACGCTTGTATCAAATATATTGAAAATAAATTAAAAGAAAAAGTCCCTATTTTTATTCACGAAGAAGAAAAAGAAAAAGAAGTGACTTCATCTATACAATTTATTCAAAAAGAAAACAGCGATGATATTATTTTTAACGCAATCAATTACTATATTGTCAACCACAATGAATCCAAACATTTGAAGTATTGTAACAACTTTTCCGTAATGAATGAACATAAATTTGTATTGGACAACGATTACGAATGTTTAGTATCCAATATAACGACCGACGAAAACGATGATAAATCTTACAAAATCAAGTTTATTTCTTATAGTAAAACATTGAATGAAATGAAATATTTTGTGGATAAGTTGACCAAACAATATATGTATGAACAAAAAAATAAATTAGGTGTTCAAAAGTATTTCTTTGACGAAAAGCACGTGACTTTGCCGAAAGACCAAGAAGGGGTCATACAATTGGATAAGGCACCTAAACATATTACGTTTCATATGACACCTTTCAATACGAACAAATCTTTACATAATATTTTTGGTATGCATTTGACCGCAATAAAAGAGAGAGTAAATATGTTTATTAATAACAAAAATTGGTATATTAAAAAGGGTATTCCGCATACACTTGGTATATTATTGCACGGACCACCCGGGACTGGCAAAACCTCCATTATAAAATCGATTGCCAAAGATACAAATCGTCATGTCATCAATATTAAGTTATACAAAGATACTACGCAAGCACAACTTCGTAATTTGTTTTTTGATGAAAAACTAAGTGTGTTGGTAGATAACAAAACGGAACATTTTAATATATCTATGGATGAACGAATTTATGTCATTGAAGACATCGATTGTTTGACGGATATTATTTATAAGCGTGAAAATAGTGTAGTTCCACCGAGTGCTGAACAAAAAAATCCATATGTGTTTGGTGAAGAATTATCTTTGTCGTTTATTTTAAATTTATTAGATGGTATTTTGGAGACACCGGGTCGTATTTTGATTGTCACGACCAATCATATTGAAAAATTAGACAAAGCATTCATACGACCGGGACGAATTGATGTCAATTTGGAAGTTGGTTTTTGTACATTAGAAATGATTATAGAAATGTTTGATTTTTTCTATGAAGAACCTTGTGGTGAACTTTTTAAAGAGTTTGATTATAATGGTACCATAACGCCTGCGGAATTAAACAAATATATATTGAATCATTACAATAATAAATACTTGGCTTATTTGGAAGTTAAAAAAAAATATAGCGTCTAATATATATGATTCCTTTTATATTAACACTTACAATCGCTTTATTAGTGTATACGTTTGCTTTCTCGAAAGGTGCCCCAACGTGTAATCATTTTGTGATGAATGTATACTTATATTTAGCTTTGTCTGTAAGTTTATGTGCGAGCTTTATTTATTTATACGAATCTATTTCGTGGAAACCCCCTATGTATGTAGCCATTATTTTATCTTTTGTCTCTATTATATTTTTATCTATAAGACCATTATTCAGTAAAAAAGGATATTTGACAAATCATTTTGGTTGGCTTGTATTCTTGGGGTCGGTGTCTCTTTTATTATCTCCTTTGCTTGAAAAGTTTAAAGATAAAGTAGAAAGGGCATTTATTTCAACATTCATCTTGTTTTTATGTTTGACATTATTCGCCAATGTAATACCCAAATTTTTGAAACAAACATATGAAAAAGTAATGGCGGGATTGATGCTTGGATTATTTGCGATTATCATTACAGAATTGTATTTTATCTTGACAAATCAATATAGTGATTATTTAAAAAATATGATGGATTATATTGTGATTTTATTATTTTCCGTTTTTTTATTGTATGATACAAATCGTTTGTATCATTATGCGTCTATATGTGTAAAATACCCCAATTATCCGCTATTATCAGTGAATTTATTTTTAGATTTGCTGAATATATTTTCAAGATTGTTAAGTTACGAGTAAATCAATTTAAGTAATTATCTGGTAAGTTTAATTTTCATTCATGCTTAATATATTTTATATACATATTTGTATAAACAATGTGACTATATTAATCTTTTAATTTATAAATATACAAAAATACATATTTATAAAATAATGTTTACAACAAAAATGTTTAATTGCTGTATGCGAGACCACCCATACCCGACATAATTCTTAGCACGTTGTAATTACGGGCATACACGCGGACTTTCGCCGTGTTGGTGCCTTCGACCGTGGCATTCGATAGAACCAATTGGAGAGTGGCGTTATCAATGCGACTGAAGTTACAAGTTCCCGATGGCTGGTGTTCTTCTGGGCGAAGAGCGAACGAATATACGTTGATACCAGTATCAGGGTAACGTGTGTGGTGCTGGAAAGGTTGTACTTGATCGAAGTAAGTACCTTCACGCTCCGAGAAGCGGTCTTGACCATTGAGCTGAAGCTTGGCAGTAACCACAGGATTTTCACCCCAGCAGTGCATGTTGAGGGAAGTTTCCGCGAGTACGAAAGTACCGGCGTCCGACACACCCGAACCAGTAACAGTACCACCACCAAGAGCCCAGTCTGCGCCATCGTCATTTGCGAGAGACCATACAGCATCGCTGGTTTGTGGGGCTTCGGCTTGTTGGAGCAATCCACCGCTAATGAATGCGTTTTGTCCGTCGACCGCTGCATCAGAACCGAACGCCTTAATGGAGTTAGGTAGAGCATCAACCGCATCCGTGTAATTGAACGGCTGAGCACCAAGAGCCTTGAACAATGTAGTATCGCCTTGGGTACCGGCGCAATAATCTACATTACAATCTGGTTGTACAACCCAAACAAGCTCCTTACAAGGGTGATTGAAGTTGAGACGGATTTTGTTGGATGACGAACCAACGGACTCCGACCCAGTGAACTGGAGCTGTTCAATGAGGTATTCCGAAGGGTTTTGCGCCATGCGTCGGCGTTCATCGGTGTCAAGGTAAATGTAGTCCACGTAAAGAGACGCGGCAACCAACGACTGAGCATATGCCGCGGTTACTTTTACATCCGCAGACGAACTTGGGGACAAAGAGCTTACAGCCCACAAGCACTCATCAATCGCGCGCAAATCAAGGTTAATTTTGACTTCGTGGTATTGTAGAGCAATAAGGGGGAGAGCAAGACCAGGGTTGGTACAGAACCAGAATTGAAGAGGGACGTATAGGGTCGTTTCTGGCAAAGCATTACGAGGGGCACACACTTGTCTTGGTGCGTTGGAATCACACGGGCCATCCACGTCCGCGAACGATGGATCCGTCATGAAGGTCAATTGGGTAGTTTGGCCAACCATCTTGTTGTATCCGGCTTCTTGGTTCTTGTCGAGGGTCAATTGGCACCAAATTTGCATCCAGTCGCCATAGTGTTTGTCAATACGCTGACCGCCAATTTCGACTTCGACTTGTTCAATCAACTGGTGACCAGGGAAATCCAACCAACGAGCATACACATCGCCCGCAGCTAGACTTTGATTAATTTCTGGCAAAGTTACTTGTAAGTAAGTGCGGTAAGCAAGGTCGCCATTTCTCGAAATAGTACAATTTACCCGGCGACCGAAATCGGCTTGACCATTGAAGGTTTGCTCAATAGACTCCATAGCAAAATTGCTGTGTCTACGATAAGTCACTTTCCAGAAAGTAATTTGGGGGTTACCCGTAAGATATACATCTTGTGCGCCATAAGCTACTAATTGCATAAGTCCACCACCCATTCTATAATCTAACAAAAGAAAAAAAAAATAAAATTCTAATTAATTAAATTTTTCTGTATAAATTGTTTCAATAACAAAGGACTATTATAATTATACACGTATTTCTTGTTTTTTTTAAATACATAACAATTATCATTTCTTTTTTTTACTTTCCAACCATTCATAATGGCGTTTAATATGAACTTTTTTTTCATCATACGATCCATAATAATATATGATTATATTGTTAATATAAAAATTAAACTATTTAAATACCGAAAAATATATAAACAAATTAAACGATTAAAGACCTACTAATTGTATAATATAATGATGAAAGAACTTACCATTGATAATTTATACACCAATTATTTAAATGACATCAATCAAGCTGAATATAAAATATTAAATAATAAACAAGAAAATAGTGAATTACAAAAAGACGAACAACAAAGATTATATCGCTTAAAGAAAAAGAAAAATGATTATTTACTAAATAACTCGAATGATTTATTCAATTATTTCGAATGTAAACAAAAGATTGAAATAAACCAGAACCCTAAAAAAATGATACAACGTTTTTTTAATCAACAAGAAGATGATAGTATCAATATTTTAAATAAAAGTATCCAAAATTATATTAAAAAAAATAATTTTAGTAGTATGAACATAAGCGACTTTATGTTTGACAATAGTGTTTGTAGCAAGTGTTCAAAAGGAGAAATGATAAAAATTATTTCAGAGGGTATTTTATTGTGTAATAATTGTTTCAACAACGAAACATTTTTTGTAGAAAATGACAAGCCGTCTTATAAAGACCCTCCTAAAGAAATTTCTTTTTATGCTTATAAAAGGATCAATCATTTTAGAGAAATTTTGTCTCAATTTCAAGCAAAAGAGTCTACCGATATACCACATGAAATCATTTCACAAATAGAAAATCAAGTCAAAAAAGAACGTATAGAATTGAGCGAATTGACCAATAAGAAAACAAAAGAAATCTTAAAAAAATTGGGATACAATAAATATTATGAACATATACCTTTTATTAAAGACCGACTTGGTATAAAACCACCTGTAATGAGCCCCAAATTAGAAGAAACGTTATGTAATTTATTTATGGATATTCAAATACCATATTCGAAATATTGTCCTAATGATAGAGTAAATTTTTTAAATTATTATTATACACTTTATAAATTATGTGAATTATTAGGCGAAACAAGTTATCTTAAACATTTCCCAATGTTAAAAGAACAAAAAAAGGTAGAACAAGACGAAATATGGAAAAACATATGTCGGGAACTAGATTGGGAATTTATATCTACTTTATAGCCCGCCTGGGAAACCGACTAGATTCGCACCAATACCAAAGCCGGCACCAGTTCGCGCGTTCGTTCCCATAGTTGGTAAATACGTGTCCAATACACTAAATGTTGCTGCGGCAACTAAAGCAATAAGAACTATTTCATCCAATTTCAAACTTTGTTTTGGAATGGCGTATGCGGCAATAGATACCATCAAACCTTCTACTAAATATTTAATGACGCGTTTTAACAATTCTCTAAAGTTCAACATTATATTTTATAAATATAAAAATAATATAACCATAAAAAATATATAAAGGATTTATTTATTCTATAATAATGAATGTTGATTTATTAGATGAAGATAGACCCATTGCTGAACAGAAGTTTGTATGCTTATCATTTGTTTCTCCAGAACACTTGATCAAGAAAAAAGAATTATTTTATTTTGAACGTTTTGTTCAACAATACGATATCGTAAAATCGATGAGTAAATTCATTGAATTTATTAATTTTGTCTCTTATAAATATAATATTCCCATTGAAGAATTAAATAAAGAATATGACTCTTTTGTAGATACATTCAAAGATAAACTAAAAGTGGACGTGAGTGATGATTATAAGAATTTTATAGATAAACAAGAAGATGTTCTTGAAAAGGAATTTTTAAAAGAAAACGCTTTTCAAACCAGTGTCCGAGGACTAAAAGTGCGTGGCGTATTTTCTACCCAAGAAGAAGCAGAACAACGTAGTAAAATGTTAAGAGAAACAGACCCGAACCACGATGTATACGTAGGACCAGTAGGAATTTGGTTGCCTTATCATCCAGAAGCGTACAAAACTGGAAATGTTCAATATTTAGAGAAAGAATTAAATGATTTAATGCACGAGAAAAAGATTAATGAAGATAAAGCAAAACAAAATTTTGAAGCAAGAGTAAAAGAATCGAAAATAAATGCGATTGAAGAAAATATGAAAAAGGCAAAAGAAACCAATAACAAATTAACCCAAAGCATCAACGAAAAAGGTGAACTTGTAAGTATTCATGCGCCAAATGACCAAGATGCTGTATTAGGTGTAAATGCTTCATTAGAAGATATTCGAAAAGAATTATTTTAATTCTTTATTGTATGAGCCTTGTAACTATATCCAGAACAAAATATATAGAAGATATTTCTTCTCTTATTTTAGCAGATATATCGGATAATATAGAGCTTGAATTTCGTGAAGGTAATCCAGAGTTTATAGCCTTGGCAAATTTACGAGAATATAAAAATCGCGAAGGTGTAAACATTTATGATGATATATATTTTCGTACTAGAGATGGAAGAACCAACGGAAGAAATATTTCATTTGAACAATATGATTATAAAACGAGACAAATGCGTCGTAAAGCAGAAATACTACAATATAAAAATAATCAATTACCATTGAGTGAAAAAAATACATACAAAAATTCAGTTACGTCTAAAAGTAGATTCAGTCAAGCAACATTAAAAATGATAAGAGACACACAAAATATAGAATCTTGTCAAACACAGAAGGGTCATTGTAGTGATATTGTTTACGACCAAAACATCCCGTTTGAAACCAGTTTATAATTATTCTCTTAAATTAGGAAACATACAAATTTCTAAAGAAGGAAATATATCGCCACTCATACATGTTTCTCCTTGGTGTATTTCGCTACAGTTTCTCATTCCTCTATCATATCCAATATAACAATAACCATCTTCTTTAGCAATTTGGTTACTGTTATAATTTATTTTATTCAACAATTGATTTACACCTCCTTTTTCTTTTTTGCTTTTTAATTCCCGTTCTTTTTCCTTTTCTTCGCGTTTTTCTTTTTCTTCTTTTATACTTTTGTTCAATTGTCTCAGTTCGTTATTTACGTTGGGTTTTGGTTTTATGACATCTCTATACATTTGTATAATATTGTCTCTGAAGTAAAATAAAGCAAATAATATACTGCCTAGTATTATAAATAAAAATATATACCATAAAGTATTGTTTGTTGAAGTATTATTTGAACTTCGATTCATAGCATTATCATTATTTAAACTTCGATTCATAGCATTATTTAAACTTCGATTCATAGCATTATCATTATTAAAATCATCATTTGTATAATTATTGGTCGCGTTTCTAAAGATATTTTTATTTACATTTTCAGAAAAGTTCTCTCCGTCGCCATACATTTCGTTATATTTTTCACTTAATGCCATTAATATATTTTAAACAGATTTAAATAAATAACGATTGTATGAATAGTATGTTTACAAATTTACAAAATGATTTATTGAATTATTATGGTCAATTTATGTATTTGAAACTTTATGTGGAAGACCAAGAATTAAAAGATAAATATATGGAGTCTATTGATAAACATCATTTAAATATGTCCAATGATATACAACATATCGACGCAGGGTTTGACTTATGGAATCCAGAAGACCAAATTATCATGTCAGACAAAGTGAATAAAATGGATTTTAAAGTGATGTGTAGCGCTAAAATAATTAAAAAAATATCTTCGGATAAAAATGTCCTAAATGCTTACAATACAAAACAATACAATAGTGGGTTTTATATGTATCCTAGGTCAAGTATTTCTAAAACAAAATTAAGATTGGCAAATAATGTAGGCATCATTGACTCTGGTTATAGAGGATGTCTAATAGGTATGTTTGACGTTATATATTCTTCAACACCTATACAAGTAAATAAACACGAGCGATTTTTACAAATTGTCTCTCCTGATGTTTTACCCATTGTGGTAGAATTGGTCGATAAAAAAACGGATTTAGGTGTCAACACTTCGAGAGGGTCAGGTGGGTTTGGTTCAACAGGCGTATAACGAATCGTATAATTTTTGTTTTTCAGTTTTTGTCTCTTCTATCCAAACTTCTTTTACTTTTATTTCACTAAAAATAATTTGGGTATTATCGTATAAATGTTTAAACAGTCCTGTGTTTTCTATTAATTTTATATTCATATTGATGTCCTGTGAATATATCAAATGAACTACTACATATAATATACCTTTGTATGTTTTATTAGAAGTCACCGAATATTTATGTTGAAATAACACATATAAACATTGTATACATTGTTGTATAATATCTTTACAATGGCTAGATTTTTTTAATAAAATATCCCATAATAACCATATAATATTTCTATTTTTTTTATCATCTTTGAACAACATATTCCCACGCGGTACTATGTAAACATTCTTCTTTTTTTTTGTCAAATATACATCATAGTCTATCAACCAATCTAACCAATAAATAATGCTGGTTTTATCTTTTGTATTGTCTATATGATAGACCAACTCATTTAGGGGTATATAAAACTCTTTTGGGTCTTGTTGCTTAAAAAATGGTTTTATATATTCTACATTATCCGCATTCAAATGGTCGTACATTTTTTCTAAATTAAATGAAAAAGGCATAGAAAGCAAAGAGTGTTCATTTTTTGTCTCGCAAAAAATGAGTGTAATTGTAAAAAAAATATTTCTTGTGGTATCGTCGTTTTTAAAATCAGTTTTAGTCGAAATACCTTTGAATTCTTCTAATTTTTTACATAAATATATGGGTATTTTTATATTATGAATATGTATATATTTACAATAAAACATAATATAAATTTTCCATAAATCCGCCAAATATCCACTACATATCATTTCAGCCGTCCAATGTAAAGCATCGTCTCTTTTTTTATAATATAAAGATTCGGTAAGTTCTTGTATAACGTTCGATTTTTTATGATTTGAAAATGATAAACGAGAAAACGATTTACGATTGTCTATTATTTTACATTTTTCCATTCTTATATTGAAACTAAAAAAAAAATAAAATAATATAACAAATGATTATGATGAAACTATTAATCTTATTGATATTATTGTATTTGTATTTTATGTTTTCGAGACAAGAAGGGTTCACTGTATTAGAAGAGAGTTCTTTGATAAAAATAGACCACGATATTTTAGACAGATTTTATGCGAAAATATACGATGATTTATACGATACTTTACCTATACATACTAAAGAATGCGAACAAATCGTTCCTTATTTAAGAAAAAGCAGTAATGTTTTATGTTTAGATTGTAGAACAGGACATATGGTTCAACTTCTTTCTAATTACGCAAATATTACTGGGTTAGAAACGTCTTCGTATATGATAAACTATGCTAAACAATTGTATCCAGAATTAAAATTTCAATATGGTAAATACAATCCTTATATAACAAAATTAAATACACATATTATTTGTCCTTTGTTTAGTATTCATACTAAATACGAACTAGGTGATTTTCTAAGTGTTTGTTACGGATGGCTGATTCATAAAGGATTTTTATTCATCACTTATTTACCTAATATAGATCATATTAAAGATATCATACAACATAACCCTCGTGAAAAATTTTTGCATCATTATAATTTTTCATTGAATGTAGAAAAAAATGCTGGATATTCTATTGTTACTGAAAATATTTATAATAAACATACACTAAAGCGTAAAAATATATGGAATTATCAACAAATCAAACTGGATAATTTAATTTATGAAGCAAGTTTAAAAGGATTAAAATTTATGAAAGACGTTGACTTAGGGACATTTCGAATGGCAATATTTACAAAATCCACTTAACGACTATATTTACCAATACTTACAAAGGAATCTATAATATAAAGAATAAATAGTCCTAAAAAACAATACAATACAATTTCTTCATTTTTTTGGTTTGTTTTTACTTCTTTTTGTTGTTCCAATAATTCTAAAATATGATTTATTTTATTTAATAAAGGGTTTCCTATAGAAGGAGGTCCTTCTTCTAGTATAAATTCATTAGAGGGTTGTATTAATTGTGGCGTGGATTCTTTGTGATAAAATTGTGCTAATTCATCGTCATTTTCTTCTTGAATATTAGAATGAATATTTACTATGTCAATTTCGCTAGGTATTTCTTTTGATTTTTCCACCGTTGGTTTTAATAATTGCTTTAAATTATCTTTATTTATTTTTGGTTTTTCTAAAACCGGTGTTGGTTCATCGTTTTTTATTAAAGCCGCATTAAAAGCAAAAGCCATACTTAAATAATCAGTATATTTTTTTACTATAATTTAAATATATATATTATAGTAAATGACAAAGTATAAATTTAGTTACTTGGATTATTATCATTCTTTAAACAATAACAAAATATTTGCGGGGTTCATTATTCTTATTATGAATATATGTACACGATACGCCACGTTGGAATTGAGTAAATCACAAGAATATTATGTGAAATATATTTTTGGTAAACAATTGCTTTTGTTTGCGGTTATATGGATGGGTACACGAGACATATTTATATCTATTTTAATGACGATTTTATTTTTACTTTTAGCGGATTATTTGTTAAATGAACAAAGTAAATATTGTATAATACCTAACCAATGTAAAGTGAAAGATTTGTCCGGCAACATAACTCAAAAAGAAATAAACGATTCGATTGACATTCTTAAACGTGCCCATTCACAAAAGAAACACAAAGAAAATGACATAGAAGAATATGCCTTATTTAAAGAAAATTTTATTTAATTTCTATAGTTTTATATATGTACAATGCGTATAAGTATATTTCGGTTGTGATTAAACCGACCATAACGATGTATGATTTTGATAATGAAAAAAACAAAGAGGAACTTTTAAAGACGGATATGTTTAAAGATACAAATATTAAAGAAGAATTGCTTGAAGATTATAAATATGATAATATTTTTAAAAAGAAGGATACTTATATCATTTATCCTAAAGAAAAACCGTCAACAAAAATAATTGATTATGATTATGGGCGTGAAAATTTAATCCGAGACAAAGTTCGGGAAACATTATTTAATGTCGTTAAAGAAACAGGAGTAAAAGAAGTGACCTTTTACGTACCTTTATACAATGAGACTGATTTGGAATATCGTTATAAATATTCTAACAAAAAACTGAAAAGCATTAAGTATACTGATGTATTTGATAGTTCATTCAAGAAATTTTTGTCGGATTTACCAATTGTAAACAATGTAACTATAATACCTAAACTAGATATACCTATAAAAGATTTTTTCAAATATTTGAATGAGAAAACAAAAAATAAAGAAACTAAATTGATACAATTTTATGAATATTTATTTTATTTTCAAAGAGACAAATCTATCATTAAAAATATTATCAATCGTCAATTATTTGATAAATTTGTTATATTATATAAACCTGAATATTTAGACAAGGATTTTGATGTAATCCATCCAGCCTATTATTATGAATTATCTGATGTGAAATTAAACAAAACATATATTAATAGCGTTTCCGATGACCTTGGTGTCGATTATATAAACTCAAATTTTAAAGTGGATAGTTATTATAGATGTATAGGGAAATTAAAGAAAATAGGTGGACCTAAATACTGGTTTTATGTAAGATTAAAAGAAGTTTTAAATCCAAATTCAACTAAATATGAGACATTAAAATTTAAATGTTTTGTAAAAAAAACTTTTTTCGGATTTACATATAAAATAATAAATGAAGATGAAGATTCCGGAGACTCAACAGTAAATAAACCAATTATAAGCAATAAAGATGACCCGAGAACTGATTTTGTAGTAAGCATTGATTCGGGTAAAATAAAAGTATTTAATGATGATAATTATAACTTATTAAAATATAAGAATTTAGATAATAATGATACCACTAAAAATTATGAACTTTTTATACCCAAAAAAAATACTATAGATAAAACAACATTTAAAAAGTTTTTGAAAAAAGATAAACCTACATCTGTGGATGTACTAAACTATTTGAAAAATCCAACTGAACTAAAAAAATATGAGGATTTCTTGATAAGCCAATATGAAGAATATAAACAAGGCATATTAAGTGGTCCTTATAATGCTTCCACTTATTCAGATTTGGATAGTTATTATGATACATTAAGTGAGACATATAAATCATATGTGATACCAAGAGACAAATTTAAAGATGTATTAGAAATGTTATTTGAAAAAAACAATTCATTACATTTTAAACAAAGAAAAAATACAAAAGATAAAAATTCTCAATACAGAATGGAGTTAAACGATTATACCAGACCAATTGAAAAAATAAATGTAAATAGAAAAAATAAATATAAAAAAAACATTGAAACCATTTTAGACATTTCAAAGCCAGAATATATTATTGAAGTTAAATTATTTTTACAAACTAAAGAATTTACATCGAGCACGTCGTGTAAAGAAATAAAATATAAAATTAATCGTTTAACAAGTAAACTTATTGGTGGCAAAAAAATAAATAAAACATGTAATAAAAAATTGAATAAAAAAATAAATCGTAATACTAGAAAGAAATGATGCTTGCGACAATACCTAAAAAAATACTAATATATGGTAAACTTACCAGACTCCTCTTTATAAAAAGACAAGTAATGAAAAAAACATTCGAAGCATTGAATGAAGATATCACAAGCGAAATGCTAAATGTATTAAAATATAATCATATCACGGACCATAATATGAACTCGTTTTTATATGGCTTCAAATTGCTCCTATTGAAGAAAGAAAGAAAATATTAGATAAAAGTGCCCTTCATATTTTTCTGTATTTATTTATTAAAATGAACTCGACGTTTTTATTAAATCACCATATAGAATAGCAAAATTGTAAAAATCCCGTATTTGAAGCATGGTATGTTTATCATTTATAGATAAAAAATCCTTTATGTTTTTGTTAATATTTAACCAATAATTATATACATTTATAATGTCATCTTTAAATGTATGGTCCAATTCACGTATAAAATAATAATTATAATTTAGTACAATAGAATTCAACCGTTTTTTTTCTTCTGACACAATAGGCAAAAAAGAAAATATATAATTTTGTATGTCCTCGGGTAAATAAACCATACAATATTATATGAAACCTTTTTATGATTTATTATTAATCATATTTAATATGGAAGATACCGCGTCTTCTAATTGTTTATAACTATTTGTTGCTTCGCTCAATAAGTTTTCGTATTCATTTTTTTTTTGAATATTTTCGTTCAAGCTTGATTCTTCGATCGCAATTTTTTTGTTAATTTCAATTTGCTGTTCTTTTAAACTATTTACCATATCACTTTTTTTTTCAATAATACGCGAAATTTCATTAATAGACGCCTTCAATCCTTGTAGTTTTTGTTGAAGCTGTATATAATTACTATCCATACATTCATTATATAATTAAATTTAAACTGCTAAACGAATCGTATTTTTATCGCTTTTACGTTTACGGCGGTTCATAGTTGGAGCGGAAGAATTACTTAAATTATCCATATCTTCTACACTAATAACACTTTCGTTCGGTTGTTCTAAATCTACTTTTTTATTTAATTTGTTCAATAAAGTATTGATATTATCGGGTCCGGGACCCTTCATGTCTTCGCGGACGTTGGATGGTCCTGATGGTTCAGGGGATTCGCTGTGACTCATACCAAAGTCATTCATAAAATTACTTAATCCGGGGCTGTTTTGTTCCATAGAATTTACGGCAGCCTTCGTAAAGCTGTTCATTAGATCAGGATTTTGCCTCATAATGTCGTCCATACCAGGCATCGCCGATTTAAACATTGTATTGGTCATATGTATCATCATCCCTGAACCTGCTAATTGGAATAATAGTTTAAGTTCCGGTGCCATTTTTGCCTTGGATTTATATTTTTCGTGTAATTCAGAAAAGATATCATCATAATCTTCTAAATTTTCACTGACTTGTTCCGACCACCCGTCTAGTTTAACATCAAACGGGTCTATTTTATTATTTAAAAATTCAATACCAGTAATCAATGTTGTTAACACTTTACCTTGAAATTTAACACTATTGGTTCGTTCTTTTTCAGTGATAATATTTTCATATTCTCCTTTCATTTCATCTAAAGATGAATCCATACTATAACGTTTCGATAGTTGTACGCCTTTCGATTCAAGTTGTTCCAATTTCCGCAAATAATTGAACTTTTCTTTTAATGTTTCTTCTTTTGTTTTATGTTCTACATGTTTTATTTCTTTCTCAATGTTTATTTCATCCATTTTTTTAAATCCGGAATTATTGTGTTCCATATGAACCGTTTTTTTACCAATATTTGGTATTTCTATATTTTCAATATCATTTAAATCATTTAGTTCTTTTTCAATAGAATGTTCAACATTTGGTTTACTTGAACTCTTTTTTTTATCATTCATAAGTAATTCAATTCCACCACCAAAGTCTACTTCGGGTTTTGAAATGGTTGGGTCTGTGATATTTACATTTTCACTATCTAAATCTATAATTTCTTCCATTATATTATCTTATATGTTTTTACTTTATATTTAATCGCACACATATCATTTATTTTTTCTTAATACGTCTCTTAATTGTAAAAAACAATCAGCTAGATCATCTTTTTTTTTATGTTTATTATAAAAACATTCCCAATTACTATATTCTTCTTGTACAATGTTTTGCGTAATATTTATACTCCACTTTTTTCGTTGCGAATAAGTTGTTTTTGCTGGTATATCATACCCTTTTAATTTATGACAAGAGTTCCAATGTTTTACGTCTTCGCACCCTTGTAAAATAAAAAACATAGTAATCATCCCTTGTAACGTTTTCATACGTATGGCGTTTTGACCTATTTGATTTTCTATAATCACTACATCAATATCATAATTTGAAAATACATTATGGAATATATTGGAGGCATTTTTCCCTATATCAATTAAATTTACTTTGGAGGCACATATAGATTTGTCGCATAATTCAATAATATCCCATTTGATTATAGTATTTGTATCACTTTCATATAATATATAAGCACAGTTTCGTATACCAACATCTATACTAACGTAAATCATATATTATATATAATATTCATTTTATATTCATTTTACATATTGACGCTTTCGCATTGAATCCAATTGTTCGCGCGATAAATATATATTTTTCATATCCGAAAAAGAATACATTTCGGGGTTACTTGTATCCATAACACCTTTAAACTTATAAGGAACATTGTGTATATTTTTTTCTATATAACTAGGTGTATTATTTACCTTTTTTTTTTCATCAAAATTACGTTTCATCATAAGGTCTGCGTTTTTTATTAAAAACTCTTTATATGTTCGATTATTATGAATACCATATTCATTTTTTATTTTTTCGTGTTTAACAGAACTCTGTGTATAATCTGTAAATCGTCTACCATCTTCTAAAATAGGAAATCCTTCATCTTTGTTTATAAAATTCATTATTATAAGAAAATATTTAATTTAATCTACTAATGAAATATCTGGCAATTCTGGTTCTTCTTTTTCTTCTTCTTCAAATGCTAAATCTACCACCAAAGATTTTTTATTGGTCAATAATCCAATTAATTCGTTTTTTTTCATTTTATGATTTGTTTTGACTCCTTTATTCGTAAGAAAATCCCTTAATGATTTTACACTCATTTTATTATAATCTTCTAATAAAACTTCTTTGTGTTCTGGTTCCACCTTGTTATCTTCTATACAAACTTCTTCTTCATCATCTTCTTCTTCGCTTGTTTCTTCGCTATAATCACTTTCAAAATCTTCTTGTGCTCGAGAAACGATTTCGTCGCTTAATTCAATATTCTTTACATTACTTGTTGAAGTTGTTTTTTCAGATGAGTTCGAATTTTTTAGCAAATCATATAACAATTTTGCTTGTTCCATTTGTGCTGCTTCGATATTTTCATATTTTCTCTTAAAATAATAGCATATTAGCGTAACCAATAATAAATTTATAATTAATCCAGTAAAGAAACCACTAATATCCAATAGACCCATATACATTAATATATATATTATTCTTTAATTGTTTTAAACGAAATTAAACAAATAATTGTTCCGGATAATCCAAGTCTTTTAGAACTTGTTTACCCCCATGGATATATGATATTCCTTTTTTTATTTTATACGTATATTCTAGTTTATCTTTATGTTCCACTACATTCATTTTAATATTTTTTATAAGGGAGTTTTTTTTGTTTATATTTTCGCATAATGTTATGTAATGTGTCGTCAATAAAAACTCAACATTTGTGTATTGAGTTAATCCTTTCAAATAAATTTCAGCACATAAAACCGCGTCGTTAGGATTTGTTCCAGAATATAATTCATCAAAAATACAAAAATGCCTATCATTTTTCTTTTGTTCGATTACATTTAAAATATCTTTACAACGCCGGGCTTCTGCTTGAAATAAACTATCGCGACCAGATGTATCTGGAATGTTCAAATAAGAATGGAAATGGTCGTATATATGAATATTAGCTTTTTTGTAACAACCCATCCCAAGTTGTTGAGACAAAATAAAATTCAATAAAACAGACTTTATTAAGGTGGTCTTTCCTGATGCGTTTGGTCCAGTAATCATAATATGTTTATCAATTGTAATATTATTTTTTACAGGTTTATCTTGTATATTTGCTAAATAAAACGACGACTTCATATAGGTTTTATCTTTATCAAAGACACAACAATTCAACTTTTTCTTGGCGTGTATTTTTTTGAATACATTCATATCTTTTACGTAAACATTCAAGGATCTTGAATACACAAAGGCTTCATTGTATTTTTTATCGTAAAATAAGCTATAATATAAAGTCATAATATACCCTATTTGTGATAATCTACAAAGAGTGTTTTTATAAGGAAAAATAAATGATATTTTTTGTAATATAGATTCAAGCACTTCTTTTTGGTCATTGTTTTTTTTCAAAAAATATTCATACGATTTGTATGGTTTTAACGCAACATTCATTTGTTTTATTTGTGTTATAGTTTTATCACATAGTTCTTTTGTACTATCCATAAAGTCTGAAATAATATGAATGTTTTTATAAAATTGTATACAAGAAATTATATTTTGGTATATTTGAAAAATATAAAATACAATAGACATAATCAACGTAGATTTTTGTTGATACGTCATATTTGTATTTTCATAAAAGAATTTATAAACATTGGTTTTTTTCATCATATCTTTCAATAATTCCGCATATTGATTACCTGATATATTAATCCTTTTTAATCTTAAAATAAAAAAAGGAACAATAAAAATAAATATGGGAGTAAAAAGTGAAAATATGGGCGCGCTAATATTATATATACTTAACGACTGCATAAACATAGTGGATTCGTTAAAAGAACTTAACATGTCAATGTTTAAATATTGATATTTTTCTTTAAAATTTGTCTCTGATTTAAATACTTCATATTTTGTATCCCAGTTACAATGGTCATAGGTGTCTATATTTATATTTTTTAAAATTTGCTGTGTATCTATTAAAAATGTCTTATTCGTAGTATAAGAACCACACCAATTAGATAACAATTCAGTGTCTCCTAATATTTTTTTATAACAATACGTCATATCCAAATCATTTTGTATGGTTTCTGTTATTTCCTTATGTTCGATACATTCTATTGGTAATTTAAAACACATACTATATCTATTCTTTTTTATAAAAAAAATAGAACGAATATAAACATTTCATCCTATATTATATAATGTATTATTCTTATGAATCGATAGATTCTTTATGTGTAAATGAATTTATAGTTCCTGATGAAACACAAAATTTGATTAAAGAAATCAAGAAAATACTTATGATTTATCATATTGAACCATTAAAACCCACTATTATAAACAAGCCACAAGATTATTGTGGCGCCATATGTAAATTATTGAATAAATTAAGCGAAAAAAATTACGAAAAGCTAAAAAAAGATATATTTGAAATTATTGATAATGTAGAAAGCGAACAAGATATACATATTATTACTAAAAGGATATTCGATATTGCAAGCAATAATATTAACTTATCTAGGTTATTTTCTAAGTTATATCACGAACTCATCCAAAAAAATAATTCTTTTTATGATGTTTTTCACGAACGTTTTATTCAACATACTAAAATGCTGAGCGAAATAAAGTATATAAGTCCAAATGAAGATTATGATGAATATTGTAATTATGTAAAAAGTATAGACCGTTTAAAATGCGGTCTCTTTTTTTTTAGCAACTTGATGAAATATAAAATAGGCACGATTGACCATATGTGCGACCTTTGTTTAGAATTATTGAATACATTAACAAACGAAATGAAACATAAAGAAAACATGGAATACAAAGAAGAATTACTTCAAAGTATTTTTATTATTATTAAAGAAACGCACGAAGAAATGTATTTTCATTCTAATTTTGAAATCATATATACTACAATTGTTTCATTAAAAACGCACGAAAATATAAATCCTAAATTAAAGTTTAAATGTTTAGACATCATTGATTTTTGTAATCATCAAACCTGATAATAATTTAAAACTTGGTATCCTTTTCGCATATTCCATAATGATGAAGTCTCATTCATTTTAAATGTTTTATTCGTATTCAAAAAGTCGTTATTTTTCCAATTTAAACGAACAATAGAAGGTTCTTCTGCGCCATCATACATATATTCTTTATCGTTTAAAGTAATCAAACAACAAAAATGATTTCCAGTTATGTCTCTTAATAAAATAGAATCTATTTCATATATATTTTCTTTGGTTTTTAATGATATAGTTTTATTATCTATTTGTTTGGAATGTTTTTCGCTTATTTCCATATACAATACGTCGCTCGATAATAATATTGGCATTTTATCTTTTAAAATAGAATATCCATTTACAAAATTATAAGGCCTTTTATGTTCTGATAAATAATTCAACAAAGACATTTGATAGTCGTAAGGATTACCATATTCTAGTTTATTTGCCAATGGATTACTTTTTTTGTATTCTTTAGGAATATTTTCATATATTTTTTCAATAATATCATTTGTATTCATAATTTTAGCCAAAGTGTCCCCTTGTAATGTAGCTTCTATCGCTATATTGAATAAAAATAAAGGAGCCTTTAGTTTGTTTAAAAATGGTTTTAATCCTCGCACCTTTCCTGTGATCATAAATTGTCTAAAAAACTTATTAAATTTGCGACCTTTATCACTTACATAATTTATCATAAATCCTGTATTAAACCAACAATTATATAGCGACTGTTTGGGAACAATTAAGTTATGTATATCAATACGATTATGCTTTGATAAATTATCCAAAAACATATCTTGTGATTCTTTTTGCCAATAACTGACACATTGACCATCTTTTAATTGGATACGTGGATTGGAATAATATTTCAAAATAGAATCATTTATACTATAATTATTTATATCGATATTCATACAATTTGTAATGGCGCTGAATATATCATATTTTGGACTATATCTAGATTGAATTAAATATTTATTTATTTCAGGCGAATATGAAGATGAGATTGGTTCATTTTTTTTTTTAGGGATTTTAAAACTTTTAGGAATATATTTTGAACGCTTCATCAATTTACATGTTTTGTTATCCATTTGGTATCTACTAGACAACTTACAGAACCCCTTTTTAGTAAACACACACCCCTTATAACATTCATTTTTTGGTAAATGAATACATTTGGATTTGCATTTTTTCGTGTTATTTTTCATTTATATATATATACATATTATAATTATGCCTGTCGAAGAAGACGCACGAGTTAAATCGAATTTATTTAAGAATCATGAATATGTTACAAATTTATATTCTATTGAAGAAAAAAATCACAAATCGTATTTATATAAAACCTACGTAAATTTTAATGAAAAATCATATCCAATATGTATTGCCATAGGAGATTTAAAAATATTGAACGAACAATTAGAATATAAATATGTATACGCGGTGAAATATAATAAAGTAACTAGTAAATTGGGACTTTATGAATTTTTAAAAGGATCGGATACATCCAATTATGGCGAAAGACAACTTTTAATGTTTGATAATTATGCGGACAGTGTAAAGTTGTCCGATTTGGTTCAATCCAAAGAAGAATATATTGTCACTGCGTCTTCTGTGATGAATACTAAAAAAAATATTTTGATGGATGGTATTCTAAATGGACGTTATGAAGAATTGAAACAAAAATTAACAGGACATATGTTGAATACACTCAACTTTTACAATGATTTATTTAATAAAGGAGAAAAAAATTTTAAGGACTTGGAATTTATACAATCCAATGCCTTAAATCATAATTTGATTGAGTCCTATAGAGACAAATATAGAGAAATGTCTTATAATGATTACATACGAATGATTTTAGGTAATGAATTAACTTTATTGGAGTCGTTAGATGAATTTGAACGAGTAAAAAATCCAACCAATAATTCGATTTTATTGAATTCTTCCAAAAAATACGTTGAAGATGACCTAAATGAAGACGAAACTCCTGCGATTAATGAAGCCAACGAAGATGAAGTTTCTTCGAATAATGACGACAATGAAAACGAAACTCCTGCGATTAATGAAGTCAACGAAGATGAAGTTTCTTCGAATAATGACGACAATGAAAACGAAACTCCTGCGATTAATGAAGTCAATGAAGATGAAGTTTCAGTTTATTCTAATAATGATGACGACGTAAATGACGACGAAACTCCTGAGAATAATGTAGTCAATGAAGCTGAAGTTCCTGCGAACAATGTAGACGAAGAAAATGAAGTACCATTAAATAATATTGATGAAGAACTATCTAACACAAATAGGCAAGGCAATACATCCACAAAAATAAGTTTTAAAAATAATAATAATACAAAAACGATTCGAGTTAAATCGAATATTGGTTCATAAATGTTATAATCAGTAAAATATGTATTTACTGATTATAAAAATGATATATTATTTAAGCCTTTACACTTTTTTCAAAATGAGGACTCATATATTTTTGTAGATTAAAGTAAGTGAGCTCATCGGAAGCACTTAGATTGAGTAGTTTTTTTAGCGATGCGTCTGGTAGAATTTTACGACCATTCGCTTTATCTTGTAGACTTTTCTCGCGAATATACGCAGTCATTTCCTTCGTCACTTCAGTGCGAGCCATCATAGAACCCTTTTCCTTTTTCAGAAAAACGGCTAGTTCATCGCTAATTTTGGTTGGCTTTACAAAACCACTTGGTGCGCGAGTTCCCTTGTTTTTATTTTTTTTTTGGTTGAATTTATCAAGAACCTTCATTTCTTTGGAAACTTGCTTTTCTAGGGTCTTCATCGCAAGCTTGGTGTTTACTAAAGCGCTATTGAGTTCACCCATAAGAACCATTACATTTGCGAAAGACTCGCTCACGGAAGACTCTGCTTGAGGAACATTTTCCAACACTACATTTTCTTCTTTTGGTGGTTCAACTACTTTGGGTGTTTTTTCTACAACCGTTTTGGGCGAAGATGCCTTTTTAGGCTTTGCCGCTGCTACATCTGTTTGAGGTTTTACATTTTTGGGCGCTTTGGTATTAGTCATTATACATTAGATAATCATTTCTTTTTATATACTTTTAACGCATAATATTACATAACTGAACTATATAACCAAGGCATAGCAATTGCCGCTTGTTTACTTGCTAATGTTAAAGCGGTTAATATATATATTCCGCACAGAGACTGTTTTTCTACATCTGTATTTGGATTATTGAGCATTGTATCACAAATCATAAAAATATATTGTTTTAATGTTTTACTTTCAACCAAAATATGTCTATTATCCAACACGTGAAATTCAATAATCCCCCTAAATGGATTACCATAGGGTGGACATAGTTCCATACGGGTTGCTTGGGGTAAATTCGCGCGATATATCCAAAGATCGAATAATTCATATACAAATTTCCTCAATTGTTTATTGTTTAATTTAGTCACCCATTCTACTTGGGTATAGTTTCCTAAGTCATCTAATTTTTGAAATATGGCGCCTAACTTGGTATCTATATTTAGAGACAACTTTTTTGTTTCTTTTGTCTCATATTTATAGTGCTTGTTGTATACTTTTCTTTTTTGAATACATTCCACGAAATCTTCTGGCAATGCTTCCATAGTATATGGATTTTTACATTGTTTTTTTTCAATAAGAGTACCAATGGATAAAATATTAAACCCATAAATAAAATCATTTTTATCGCGATAACTTATAAAATACTTGTAATGGATATCTTTCATAGGTTCCGTTGTTAAAAAATCTTCTACATTATTACATATAGTTCGTTTGAATATAGCTGGTCCTTGTGTATGATTGAATAACTTTAGAAGGTATTTTTTCCAAATATGTTGTATTCTTATACAATACATAGTATCTCTTAAATAATTATAAAAATCAAGAGCGATTTCCTTTTTTCTTGTTTTATTGCTTTTATATGAAAACGTTTTCATATTTTCTTTTAATTCTTTTAGCGTATATTTTTCGACCATTAATTTAGGATACTCTTTACAAGATTGTATCATTTATATATTTTATAATATTTTTTTATATATTAACATTTCAAATGTTTCAACACCAAATCTCATTTGATAGCAATATTATAAAAATTGATTTAAAGATTCAAGTTATATTATGATAACAATGTCTTCTCTTATCGTAACCTCCAAAGAATTCTCGCCTTCCAGCAACATGATCTTCACCAAACCAAAAGCAAATAATGCTGGTGGGAAAAGTGTTGGTATTTTGAATTCTATTTCAAAAAAATCTCTTATGGTTCAAACCCCATTGATGATGAATTGGGGTGTAAATGTATATGATAATGCGAACGGAAGCAAAAGTTATGATTTCGCTCTTCAATTCCCACGCGAAGAATTTGCGAATGAAGACACCAAGAGTCTGCTGGACATGCTTGTAGAACTTGAAGAAAAGGTTAAATCCGACGCGGTTAAAAACCCGCGTGATTGGTTTGGTAAAGCTTCTATGTCAGCAGAAGTGATTGATGCTTTGTGGAGTCCTATGCTCAAATATCCAAAAGACCAAGCCACGGGTGAAGCGGATAAAACACGCAGTCCAACTTTAAAGGTAAAATTGCCTGTTTGGGAAAATGAATTCAAGTTTGAACTATTTGACGTAGACCATAACAATTTGATTCCAAATGAAGATGGTCGTGGGCCAGAAGAATTCATTCAAAAGGGTTCTAATGTAGCGTGTATTATCCAATGTGGTGGGATTTGGTTTGCGAATGGTAAGTTCGGTGTAACTTGGAAACTTTTCCAAGGAGTTGTAAAACAATTGGATAGTCTCGAACGTGGTAAATGTCATATTAAAATTGATAGTCAAGAAGTAGCCGAACCTATGGAAGAAAGTCAACAAGAACCGCCTGCCAAGAAAGAACCAGTCGACACATATGATAGCGATGGAGAAACGGAGCCTGAACCTGAACCTGAGCCTGAACCGGTTAAAAAAACAAAAAGTAAAGCTAAGAAGTAAATTAACTTAAATGAATATATATATTAGACAAAGTATAATCGAATATTTTTTCTTGTATCATAGGTATTCCCTTTTCATATAAAACAATATCCTTTTCTTCGTATATAAAATTAAATTTTTTATTACCTATAGTTAAAAAAATTGAATCGCCTATTTTTTTCGTTTTTACATCCAAAAATATATGTATATGATTATATATATCTATTGACATATATTTTTCAACAATGGGTTTTATTTTTATTTTTATTTTTTGTTCTTCATAATATAATTCGTGATGCCATAAAGGTATATATAAATCATAGTCTTTTAAATAATATACTTCTTTATTCATTAAATTTTCAAGTGAAGGGTTTAATTCATAAATCATATAACTCGACATATGTTGTTCGAGGGGGTCCACAATATAATTCTTTAATAATATATATAAATTATGCGTATAATCTTCATCTATATAAAACAAAGGAGATACTTTATGTAAGTCTTCCAATAAGAACTCATATGCGTCTTTGATTTCAATATAATTCGTTGAATTTTTATTTTTATCTGGATGATATTTTAAGCACGCTTTATGATATTGTTTTTTTAAAGTTTTTAGATTGAATGGTCCCTGTATATTTAAAAGAAAAAGGGCTTTATCTTTGTTCATACATTTCTATGTTTCTTCTTTTTAATATAATTAAAAACGAGACAAATCTTTCCAAATGATAAATGGTTCTATAATTATTGTTATATTTTTTTATGATATCAAAAAATGTGTCCATTTCATTCACCAACAATGTACTATGTAATACTTCATTTTTAAATAATGTGCTTATGATATAATAAAAGCACTCGTGTATATTTAAATTATACGTTAATATATTGTATAATTGTTCACGAATCAAAAAATAATCAATATTTGTTTCTTGTATAGTATCTATAATAGGGTCGCATAATTGTATAGATTGTACCGGTTGTTTTTTTTCTTTTAGACAAATAATTTCACATTTATGTTTTAACGTATCTGGTAAACAAGATATGTGTCTAGTACATAAAACAAATTGAATATTATGGTCTCTTAAAAATATGTAGAATATTTCTAATAATTCATCTTTTATACAATGAAAATTGAAACATAAAACAAAACACTTACCCATGATTTCTTTACATATGGTTTGTATTTGTTGATATAAAGCAATCCAAATGTTATATTCATTGGTACCCAACAATTCAAAATCTACTTCAATGTGACAATCACTTATATTAAAATAATATTTATGATCATTTAAAACGATTTCTATTTTACGCTTATAATTTAGATTTGATTTACTATGTGGACAAATGATTTCCATAGCATGTTTATATTTTAGACTATTTTCTTTACCATAAATAATATAGTTCATTTATAGTTATAAAAAATTATATTTAAATATAGAATTGTAATATTACTATTATGAACGTAATTATACCTTTTCATTTATTTGATGTTAAAAAAATAATTTTTCAAAAACCTTTACAAAATAAAATCCCTTATTATAATTCATTTTATCGCATATTATACAACGGAGAAGACTATACACTACAAAATATTATTATTTCGATACCATTGAATTATGTTATTACTAATCACAATAAAAAAAATTATAAAATAAGTTTTACAAATTGCTTTTTATTTTCTTTACATAATATTGAACAATCTATTTTAAAAAATATAAATCATATTACACATAAAAAAATAGAAAAATTATTATATAACGATTGTCTTTTTAAACGTTATATAATAAATTCAAATGAACCTATCGAACATATTATGTTAAGAATATCCGGTATTTGGGAGTCGAACGATAAGATTGGTATAACCTATAAATTTATACATTGTTGATATCTGTATCCACCATATAATTATCCAAAATGGTTTGTTGAATACCCATGATAAACAATGAAAACAAACCCAAAATAAACAAAATACTTTTCAATTGTTCTTTTTCATTTGTATGAATCATTTGGTAAACAAATAAAACAATAAATGCCAATAACATTAAATTTAATAGAGTATTCCAGTTATAATATATGTTAGGTATTTCTTTTTTATTTATCCGTTCAAAATATTTATAAGAAATACTTGTATCCCATAATAATACTAAAATAAACAAGGAATATTGAACTATAACGTTTTGAGCTTCGTCATCTATCGACAAAAAGGATATCAAAGATATAATAATAATCAAATTTCCCCATATACTGGCGCTTGCTGGACCAATTGAACCGTCTCTCGAAGAGACGAATAAGGTTAATAATAATTTACTTAAGATTCCGATGGAAGCAAAAGTAATCAATACTGTTTTAGGAAAGTCAAGAATGCTCATAAGATAATACTATATTTTTTTTCCATATATTCTTTGATATCTTCTATATTTCTACTTTCTATATCCAATTTATAAAACATTGGTTTTTTCATAGACGGTGTTTTGTAATATACATAATCTCCGTATTTACCATTACGAATGCTATAATCTTTATTACAATCTTTATTAAAATTCACAATGGATTCTATATATTCGTTTGGAAAACATTGTTCTTCTATATAGTCTGGTAATTTATCGTAATGTTCCCAATGTAACAAAGATGATTTTTTTTTATTATATTCCATATAAAATCCGTAAGGTCCCTTTTTTATTATAACTGGTTTTTTTTTATACAATCCACAATGTAAACTCACTTGTGGTGTTTTCAATGTAGTAATGTGTACTTCTTTATCTACGTCTTTTTTGAAGTCTTCGAATATATTTTTCCACAATCCGTTTTCTTCTATTTCATCCAACTTTGTCTCCATTTTTTTAGTATATTCGTATTCAAACAAATGATTATAATAAGTATAACAAAACTCGGCTACTTTTTTACCCAATTCAGTAACGCTTATTTTGTTAGTTTCTTCGACGGAAAATAATTCGCATTTTTTTTGAATGTTATTGTTTTCTAATATATAAGTAGTCATATTGAATTCGGGGCTTTTTATTTTACCTTTTATAATATAATGTTTGTCATATAATTTGCTTAAAATAGAAGCATATGTGGACGGACGACCTATATTTTCTTTTTCCATTTTTTGTATTAACTGAGCTTCACAATAATGATATACAGGCGAATGCTTCACTTCTTTACAAGATATATAATTCATTTGTATATCTTTTAATTTCGATAAATAATCACCATAATATATGGTTTCCTTTTTATTTGTTTCTTTTTTCCAACCTTCAAATAAAACTCTTGGTTCTTTGTAAACAAAACAATTGTCTAATGGCGCGTTCATAATATGATGCGTGGTTTCAATAGTGCTATCACTCATAGACGTTTGAAGTGTATGTTTATAAATAAAACGATATAAACTATGTATAGCGTTGTTTCCCATGTTGTTTATTTCTGTTACATTTAAATCTGTCACACGAATTCCTTCGTGTGCTTTTTTGATGGTGATTGGTATTTCTTTGTAATATTCTTGTCCGTGTTTTTTAATAATGTATTGTTTCAATTGTTCTTTGAATATATCATTATAACTAGGTGTATCCGTTCGCATATACGTAATATATCCGTTTTCATACAATGTCTGAGCATAACTCATCGTTTGAATTGGACTAAACCCCAAATTTTGGTGAGCCTTTTGTTGTAAAGTGCTTGTAATTAAAATAGTTGGTCTTTTTTCAATATGACTATGTTTTTCGGTTTTATTTATGTGAAACGCATAGATTTTACATAAGTTTAAAAACTCGTTCATTTCTGTGTTTAAATGTTTTGACAAATGAAATTTTATATTTTCTTTTGTAAATAGTCCTTCTACTTTAAAATGTGTATCGCTTTTTTGTTTTTCATATTCTTTTTCTTTTTCATATAGCATATGTAACGCGGGGGTTTGACAACGACCGGCACTTAACTTATTTTTTATATATTTCCATAAAACGGGACTTATTTTAAATCCAATGTATAAATCTAACAATTGTCTCGTTTGTTGACTATGTATTCTATTCATATTTAAAGTACTTAGGTTATGAATACCGTATTGTAAAGCTTCTTTTGTGATTTCATGGAACAACAAACGAGGCGTTGTTTCTATATTTAATTTACATAATTTACAAATATGCCATCCAATGGCTTCGCCTTCGCGGTCATCGTCGGTGGCAATGATTACTTTCGACGCTTTTTTTATTTCTGTTTTTAACATAGAGACAATTTTTGGTTTTTCTATTTTATAATTGATTTCATAAGTATCTAAGTTTATTTGGTCCAGAGAATGAAACGATGTAATGTGACCACAACTTGCCACGACTTTATAAGAACTACCTAAATAGTTTTCTATTTTCTTACATTTTGACGGAGACTCTACTATAACCAAGATGCTCATAATTAAAAATGGTCTGGACTATTTAAATCAATTTTTTGTTAGCGTAATATTCTTTCCACGAAATATTTGTCTCACTTGATAATTTTCGGGATGGTGTTATTTCTTCGAGTTTCTTATCTACGTATATTTTTTTTAATAACATACCTATGGTATAAGACGCCTCGTGTTGGTCATTTTCTCCATTTTCAACCGACTCTAAAACGTCTAAAAATTGGTATAAAATCTTTATATCCAAATCATTTTTTAATAATTTGTTATAAATAATAGTATAATTCTTGAATAAAAAAAAACATTCTTTTTGTAAAGCATTATCTAATGTTTTGAAATGCGTTGTTTTCATTTTATGTTTCATTTGTTGAATTTTCATTACATCACTTCGAATTTGTTTACTATGCTTTAATGTACGGATTTCTTCTGTATTATCGGACGTTTGATTGGTGTGGATCATTTCTTGTAGTTTTAATCGTTGGGAATCGTCCATTATGAATAAATATATTTTTTTTTTATATTATTAATAATTACATATATATATGGATGCTATATTTGGCAATTACTTTAATAAGTCAACATTAAACCACATAAATAATAGTTTATGTGGTGGAGGAAAGCGTAAAAAACGAAAAAAAACATATAAAAAGAAAAACCGAAAAAGATATAATGAAAATAATATTACTCGGAGGGTGTAACTGGTTGGGGACAACGTTGATGAACAAATTATTATCCGAAAAAAAATCTTTTCATCTTACGTGGGTAGATAATTTATCGTCAGATTATTCTTCTAGACATTTTACTTGGGATTTTGAGTATTTGAGAGACGATTGTTTTTCGTTTCAATATGGAGACATAAATAATATTTCTTTTTTAGAGTCCATTATAACAAAAGACTCTATAGTGGTTTATAACATATGGAATGATCCAAATAGTATCATTGGGTTTGAACACGTATGTTCTATTGTAAAAAAACATAACAATAAGTTAATTTACACGTCAAATGAAACTATGGTGGATACTTTTGAATGTATTGTAAAGAAAAAGAATATACAAAATGTGGTTGGTATTAAATATATCGGCGAACTTGTAGGGTATTATGATATATTTAATAAAAGAGACATTATTGATACAATTCATTATTATGAAAGTATTGGTGTTGATTTTTCTTTTAACGATGTATATTCGTATTATACGATGGAAAGTGCGTCTCAATTTATTTATTTTTTCTTAATACAAGATATGGAAAATAATATTTTAATAGAGCAACCTACCCAAAATTATATTACGCATATATAATGAACCCAAAAGACCAAACGTCATCCAATGGACATTCTTATGGATTTTTGAGAAAACTTTTTAAACGCAGTGAAACCCAAAATACTTATGTAAATTCGTCCGCCTATATTCAACGTAAAAAAATAAATTCGGTTGGAAGACAAGGATTAAAATATACTACTTTTTTTACACAAAACAACAAAAGAGAAATATTACAAGCAAAGCGACGTTTACGTTCCAGTCGTTAATTAGCGTTTCTTAGACGTTTTTGCCTTTTTCTTAATAGCACCGAATTTACCTTTCTTGGCAAAATAACCATATTTTTCTAATCTTTTTTCTTTTTTAGCGGTAAAATGCTTTTTACGCGAAACAATTTCACCCCATTTGTTTTGGAACAAATTTTTTTTTTCTAGACCACCACTTGTTTTTTTCGCGGTGCCGTGCCATACTTCTGCTCTTGAACCAAACGTTTTCATATATATATTATATTATATTTTAAATTTCTTCTTATGTAAATATCTTTCATAAGAAGTATTCTTAAAATTATCGACTACATTACAATATCCCGAAATATGGCTTAAATATAAGCTCGAATCCACCGTCTTAAATGGTTTTCCATTGATGTATAATACACCTCCACTATAAGTAGGTGATTGTAGCGATGGAGGTTTGTACGACGAACACGTAAAATTCATTATATATAGCATTATATAATTTTAAATAAAGATAAAGATTATATATTCATTAATGAATTATAATAAATGTGATAAAAATTTTATTACAGAGTGGGCATATATACATAATGATTATTTACATATATCAAATGTTGATAAAAATAAAGATAAATGTAAATGTAAACTAGGGCATGAATTAATTTTATGTAAGGGCCAAACAAAAAGACCTTATTTTAGACACAAAAATCAAGAAGACCTAACAAAATATTCTCAAAAATCTGAGTGGCATAGTAGATGGCAAGGATATTTTCTAAATATAGAAGTTAAATTTAATAAAATAAATGATAAACAATTCAAAGATAGATATGCCGATGTTTTATTAAATGAAAAATATATATTAGAAATACAACATAGTGATATCACAGAAAGTGAAATAAATTGTAGAAATGAAGATTATAAACTTCACGGAAAAGAAATATTATGGATTATAGATGGGAATACAGACGATGTTGTTCTAGATAAATTAAGCGATGATACTTATTTGATAATTTTTAATAAAAATTGGAAATATAAATCATTTATATCTAAATATGATTTTATATTACTTGATATAAATGAAGAAATTTATAAAATACCAGTTAAGTATGTTTGTAATAAAATGGTCCACGTTAAATCATATGTAAACATTTGTTTGGTTATTAATGCACTTACTAATAATCCAGAAAATATTTGGGATTTATGGAAAGATAAAAATGAAGTAAAACCTACACTAAAAATTATTCAAAAAGGAGCTGGTAACGGAAAAACATTTGGTATTTGGAAACAAATTTCATTAAATTTTGATAAAGAATTATATATAATTACCACGAAACAACATACCGCAAAAGGTGTTATTTTACAAGAATTAAATAAGCAAGCAGAAAGACGGGAATTTCATATTATTGATAATATGATAGAATTAGAAAATAAATCATATGGAAAACAATATATTATTAATTATAAACATAAACATTCTAATAGAGTATGCCTTGTTATTATAGGAACAATAGATTCATTTGTTTATAATTTAACTAGTCAAAGCATTGGTGGAAATACCTTTTTTGAAGGTTTACTTAATAATATTTGTAAAAATAGTTGTGACAAAATTAACTTAAATACAGGCGAAATATATTATGCTGGAAAAAAAATTAAATTAAATAAAATGACAGAATTATGGATAGATGAAGCAAATGACTTGCCAATTATTTATTATAGAGCTATTGTTAAATTAATATTAAAAACAAAAATAGATTGTGTTATTGTAGGTGATAGATTACAAAGTTTAGAATATATTGAAAATTTTATGACACATATAGAATTAAATTCTTTTATAAATATTATAAAATACAAACCTGAAAATATTAATAGAAGAATTAAAGTAAAATATATGGCAGAAAAAATTAATAAATTAGTAAAATTTAAAGAATATGATACACCAGAAATTTTTATAGAAAATTCTGAAAAATTAAAAGATAATGGTGAAAATATTATAGAAGTGTTTGAACAACAATGTATATATGCGAATGATAGTGATAAAAATAAAATTATGAATGAAGTGGAACAAATAATTAAAAAAGTAGAATATGAAATCGATAAATATAATTACAAACCAGAAGATTTTTTATTTTTATTTCCGATTATGAAGGCTAATATTTTAGCATGTGAGCTAGAAACGCGATTAAATAGTTTTTGGTTAAAAAAAATAGGTTCTGATGATGTATACAAACAATATGCTGTTTTACATAAACACGAAGCTGGACAAATAATAGATACATCACAATCAACGTATGCTTCCAGAATTATGAGTATAAGATCATCTAAAGGTGATGGGAGAGCTTGTGTATTTATTTTAAATTGTACCGAATCGTCGTTGAAACTTCTTACCAATAATGAAACAAATATAGTATATGAATCTTATTTTCACGTTGCTTTAACCAGAGCAGAAAATAAAATATATTTTGGTTTACAAAAAAATAATGATGATATACATAAACGTTTTGCAAATGTAGATGAAAATAGTGAATATATACCAATTATTAACCCAAATTTTAACTTATATAAAATTATGCAATATATAGATAAAGAAAAAATAATAAATATATTTGAAAAAAATAATATAATTAAAAAAGAAGAAAATATAATTAAAAAAGAAGAAAATAACTCTATTATAATTGATTGGGATTATCATTGTATTCGCCGTTCTATATATTATAATTATGCATTGTTTGAAATTTATAAACATAATGAAAATAATGAACTTTTTAAAAAATCGCAAATAAAGGTCGTATTAGATAAGATTTCAAAATTAAACATTATAAAACACTCTCCTACGATGTTTTATAGAT